TGAACACGGCAGGCAAGGTGGTTGGGTGGCACAACGCGACCACGGCCAAGGAGACCGTGTTCATTCCGTGCACCGCGCTGGTGGTTCAGAAGGCTACCTCGTCTCCACCATCTTTTTAGATGGCCCATTGCCAGGATTTGACATCTGGTCGGCTTGGTACTCGAAGTATCTTGACCGTACAGTTTTTTATCAATCTGGTTTCATGTTCAATGGGCTTGATGTGCGATCGAAGGAGTTTCGTGAACACTTCAAGAAAGGAGAATTTCAATATTTGGGTCGGGTGAATCGGCACAGCTCGATGAAGTCGAGTGAAGTGCTGAACTCGTCATTTGCAGATTTTTGCCGTTTGAAGGGAGTCCCACTTCCTGAGGCATATCGGCAAGTTAGACCGAACATGGCGGCTTCGTTCAAGTCTGTATGTAAGTACGACAAGACGCAGCCATCGCTGCATGAGGAGGCGTGGGCCATGGCGGGCGAGTGGACTAAACAGCACTTTCAGTGTATGAATGGTTCGCGTGTTTCGACGTTGGAGGCTGTACTGAAGGAAATGGATAAGAGTACTTCGTGTGGCTATCCGTGGAATTTGAAGTTCCATGATAAGAAGGATTTCTTGGGTGACGAGGTCGCTGCAGGAGCTCTGGATGATTACTGGAACTCGCTTGTACTGCCTGAACAGCAGATGGTGCCTATATGGACCTGCTCGCAGAAATGTGAGCTACGAGCGGTGGAGAAGTTGGCGGAGAACAATTTTCGAACGTTTCTCGCGTCACCCTTCGAGCATTCGTCTTCACTCAATCGGTTGTGTCTGGATCAGAACAATCGGTTCTACGATCATGCTGGCGATGACATCTGGTCAATCGTGGGCATGTCCAAATTCATGGGGGGGTGGGATCGAACCTTCACTCGCTTACATCGGCATCCGAATGCCTTTGAGCTTGATGAATCTCAGTTCGACTCATCTCTGTTCGCGCGTGCTCTATATGGGCAACGAGACATTCGGTGGTCAATGCTGGCAGAGAGCGAGCGCACGCCAGACAACTGGAAGCGCTTGTGTGGTTTGTACGATTCAATCGTGCATTCCGTCATCGTTTTGGAGAACGGTGATCTCGGCCAGAAACACACTGGAAATCCGTCGGGCAGCAGTAATACGATTGTGGATAACACCATGATCCTCTATAGGCTGTTTGCTTACGCGTGGATAATTTTGTGTCTTGAGCGAGGGCTCGAGCCGTCATACGCAGACTTTCAAGAGAATGTGGAGGCGGCTTTGTGTGGCGACGACAATACCTTTACTGTCAGTGACGACGTTGTTGAGTGGTTCAATCCCACCAATATCGCACGTGTGTGGACAGGAATCGGCGTCACAACCAAGACACCATGTGAACAACCAAGACCGTTGTCGGAGGTGCAATTCCTCTCCAACGGCTTTGTCTTTGATGACAGGTTGGGCATGTGGATGCCGGTGCCGGAGGCTGCGCGTGTGCTGTCAAGCATGGCGTGGGGCTCAGACATCGATGATGTGCGGTGGCACTATCTTCGCGCATGTGCATTGCGCTTAGATTCGTACTACAATCCAATCTGCCGGGAGATCCTAGCAGATTACCTCGTGTATTTGAACCAGGAGTACAGGGGGAGGATGTGTGGCCAGGTCGAGAGACCAGGTGGCAACATCACAATGGAGATGATCCGCACGAACTGGAAGTCAGATCTCTGGATTGAGGGGCTCTACTGTGGACAGGAGTCGGCCGGCGCCGGTCGGCAGGAAAGATGCGAAGCAGCTGCTC